GAGGATATAGCCACAGTACTAGGCATTAGTGCAGATACCTTGACTAAGTATTACAACGAAGAACTTGACAAAGGTCGTATTGAGGCTAACGCTTCTGTAGCAGAGACACTATTCAAGCAAGCTAAAGAAGGCAACACAACAGCTATGATCTTCTGGTTGAAGTCTCGTGCCAAGTGGAAAGAATCTACACAGCATGAGATCAGTGGGAATCCAGATGGCATGCCTGTAGAAGTAAAAATTGTTACAGGAATAGAATAGACCCCCACCCCCTTATTTTTAAAAAAACGAAAACCTCTCTCCGAATGAAACGCCAGTACCCAAATTTTTTATAGGATATTATTATGGGATTATTAGATTATTTAGACGCAATGCGAAAAGCATCACCATCAGGTGTAGGTCAACTTACAGAAGCTGAAGCTGCAAGATTAAGCCAACTTGAAATGCAAAGACAAATGGATGAAATGTCCAGAGTAAGACAAATGACTGATGCTTATGGCATGGGTAATATTTCTGAAAGAGAAGGAAATACTATTGTCAATGCTATGAGACAAATGAACCCTATGGGCAACACAATGCAAAACATTCCAGCTAACGTAGGCGGTATGAATGTAAGCAACGCACAACCACCTATGGATTTAAACGCACTTTTAAGAGTGTTAGGCTATAGATAATGAAAGGTCTATACGCTAACATCCACGCCAAACGTAAACGTATTGCTGAAGGTTCTGGCGAGAAGATGCGTAAGGTAGGTAGTAAAGGTTCACCCACAGCAAAACAATTTAAACAAGCAGCTAAAACAGCCAAGAAAGGGAAGTAATCATGCCAATGGTCGGAAAAAAGAAATTTGCTTATACAGAAGCAGGTAAGAAAGAAGCTAAAGCATACGCTAAAAAAGCAGGTAAAAAAGTAGCAGCCAAACCTAAAAAGAAATGATTAAAAAAGGTAAAGAAACATTCTCTGGTTTTAACAAGCCAAAGAAGACACCTAATCACCCTACAAAGTCACACGCAGTATTAGCTAAAGAAGGTGATAAAGAGAAACTTATACGCTTTGGACAAAAGGGTGTAAGTGGTGATAAAACAGATACAGCAAGAGCCAAGTCTTTTAAAGCTAGGCACGCTAAAAACATAGCAAAAGGAAAGATGTCTGCCGCATATTGGGCTAACAAAGTAAAGTGGTAATTTATTAACTAGGAGGCGATGACCCTATATGGAGTCGCAAAAAACTTTAGATACTGGATACAGACCCCGTGTCCCGCAAAAACTAATACACCAAGCAGTTAAAGACAATCGTTTTGTGGTAGTAGTAGCACACAGACGTATGGGAAAGACTGTATCGGCTATTAACCAACTTATACATAGTGCACTCACATGCACAAAGAAAGACCCTAGATACGCATATGTAGCTCCTACATATAACCAATCTAAACGTATCGCATGGGACTATCTTGTAAACTACACCAGACCTCTAGGTGCAAAAGTAAACATTGCAGAACTTCGTGTAGACTTTATGGGTAGACGTATCTCACTTTATGGTGCAGATAACCCAGACTCACTTCGTGGTATCTATCTCGATGGTGCAGTGATAGACGAAGTAGGTAATATAAATCCATCTGTCTTCAGCGACATTATCCGACCTGCACTTACAGACCGATTAGGTTTCTGTGTTGCGATGGGTACACCCAAAGGCAACAATCACTTTAGAGGGTTGAGAGATCGTGCAGCTGAAGGTCAAGGATGGAAGTTATTAGAGTTTAAGTCTTCTGATACTAAACTACTAAACGAACAAGAATTAACAGCAGCCCGCCTAGAAATGGGTGAAGATAAGTTTATGCAAGAGTTTGAGTGTTCATTCAATGCTCCTGTAGAAGGTTCTTTCTACTCTAAACTTATAAACGAAATAGAAGAAAAGGCACACATCACAGAAATACCTCGTGATGATTTATGCAGAAGCTACACCTCTTGGGACTTGGGTATATCTGACTCAACATCTATTTGGGTAGCACAACTTACAGGTAAAGAGATACGACTTATTGACTACATGGAAAATCATGGTCAAGGTCTAGATTATTATGTGACATGGTTAAGAGATAACGACTATGCACACTTCACACATATCTTGCCACATGACGTGGAGGTAAGAGAATTAGGTACTGGCAAATCTCGTAAGGAGACTTTGGAAGATGCAGGACTTTCTATTGTTACTGCTCCTCGTCTTAATGTTATGGATGGCATACAAGCTGTTAGACGAATAATACCTAGATGTTGGTTTGACCCTAAAACAAAACAAGGGTTAGATGCTCTTCGTAATTATCGTAGACATTATGATGAAAAAAGAGCTGTGTTCCATGATAGACCATTGCATGATTGGTCATCACACGCTGCCGACTCTTTTAGATACCTAGCAACAGGACTAGATGAAAGTCCAGCAGAAGAATGGAATAAACCTATTAACGTAAACACTAAATGGATAGTTTAATGGATATTAACAAATTAAAAAGTATTATCGAGTCAGAAATTGATGATTCTATAGGCTATGTTGAAACAGACACAGTTGCAGAACGTCAAGAAGCACTTGAATACTATCTTCGTGAGCCATATGGTAACGAAGTAGAAGGTAAATCACAAATTGTAACTGGTGAAGTTGCAGAAGTTGTAGACGGTGCATTGCCACAACTTATTCGTGTATTTACATCTACAGACGGTGTAGTTGAATTCCAACCTGTAAACAATGGTGACGAACCTTTTGCACAACAAGCTACAGAATATTGTAACTGGGTATTCTACAAACAAAACGATGGCTTCTTAATTCTACACAATTGGTTTAAAGACGCACTTTTACAAAAGACTGGTATCGTAAAAGCATATTGGGATGAGAAAGTAGACGTTACAAAAGAGAAATACGAAGATCTTACTGACGATGAGTTAATCATGCTCATGCAAGATGAAGAGTTAGAAATCGTAGAACAAGAAACAGAAGAAGAAATAGAAGAAATTGTTGACCCAATGACAGGTCAAGTCTTCCAAAACATCAAACGTGAACACGAAGTTAAGATCAAACGTACTAAAAAAGAAGGTAAAGTGGTCGTAGAAAACGTTCCACCAGAAGAATTCTTAATTTCTAAACGTGCTGTCACTATCCAAGACTCTCCATTTGTAGCACATCGTAGAATGATGACTCGTTCAGAGCTAGTTGCTATGGGTTTTGATAAGAATTTAGTAGATTCACTAGAATCTGGTGATACTTTAGAGTTTACTCCTGACAGAATTGCTCGTTATTCTCGTGGTGAACAACCAAATTCTATGGGATCGCAAGATCAATCTATGGAAGTGGTAGAAGTTTACGAATGTTACATCAAAGTTGACTACAATAATGACGGAATTGCTGAATTAAGACGCATTGTATACGCTTCTAATGAGATTTTAGAAGATGAAGAGTGTGATTATATACCATTTCACTCACTTTGTCCAATTCCAATCCCACATAAATTCTACGGACAGTCTTTAGCTGATCGTGCACTTGATTTACAGCTTATTAAATCAACTGTTTTACGTCAAATGCTAGATAATCTCTACTTAACTAACAATTATCGTGTTGGTGCAGTAGAAGGACAAGTAAATCTTGATGATTTATTGACATCTACAGCTGGTGGCGTAGTTAGAATGAAGAATCCTAATGCAATTGTACCATTAACTGTACAACCTACAACATCTGGCTCATTCCCAATGCTTGAATACCTAGATGGCGTACAAGCTAGACGAACAGGTGTATCAGATTCACAAAATGGTATTGATCCTAACATCTTACAAAACGTAACTGCAGCTGCTGTATCAGCAATGTCACAAGCAAGTGCAGGAAAGCTAGAATTAGTAGCCCGTATCTTTGCAGAAACAGGCGTTAAATCGCTTTTCAAAGGAATCCTATCCTTACTATGCAAATACGAAGATAAAGAGAAATTAGTGCGTATAAATGGCAAGTATGTATCATTTAATCCTCGTGAATGGAACAATCAATACAATGTATCTATTAACGTAGGTTTAGGTACTGGAACTCGTCAAGAGCAATTAACCACTATGCAAATGATCTTGCAAAAACAAGAACAAATCATTCAAACATATGGCTTATCTAATCCATTAGTAAACTTAATGCAATATCGCAACACATTAGCGAAGTTTATTAACATGGCTGGATTTAAAGATGCTGCTCAATTCATGAATGAAATCACTCCAGAGCAAAATGAAATCCTTTCACAACCTCAACCAGAAAAACCAGATCCAAATACAGAGGCTGCAAAAGTATTGGCAGAGGTAGAACGTGAAAAAGCAGTGATTAGAGCACAAACAGAAGCTGCTAAACTTGAATTAGAACGTGAGCAAATGCAATTAGAAAATGCTCGTAAAGCATTAGAACTTCAACAACAAGAACTAAAACAAAATACTGAATTAGCTCTTAAACAATTAAAGATTGAAGCTGATGCTGCTAACCAAGCTGAAAAAACAAGAAGTGAACAAACAAAAACTATTGTAGACTCTTTAGACAAAATCAATAACATGACACAAGGTATGAACAATGTCCAATAAGGTAGACGCTATTACTGGCATACTTAATGACGAACATTTTCAAGCTGTAATTAAAGAGCTTCAAGAAAATCAATTACAACGTATCATCTACTCTAATTCAGAGCAAACAGATGTGCGTGAACAAGCCTATCAAAGAATAGCTTGTTATAACGAACTCATGGGTTACTTGGAATCAATCGCTAAAACTAGCGAAATTAAAAGTAAAGCATGGAAGATATTTTAGACATTTCTAAAATGGGTAACCTCCCCTAGAGGATTATAGGAAATAAAAATGAGTGAAACAACCATGACTCCAGAAGATTCTGGAAGTGGCGAGCTTACAGTAAATCAAGCAGCCAATGCTTTCGAAGGTTTAATGAACACCCCAGCAAACTCGCAAGAGCAATTAGCAGGCGAACAAGAAGCTGAACAAGCAGAGGTTCAAGAAGCAGAGCCACAAACTGAAGAAGTTGAACAAACTGAAGAAGTTGAAGGTGATGCAGAAGAGCAAGAAGAAACCGAAGTTGAAGAAGAGGAACTCCCCCAGACTTTTAAAGTAAAGGCGGCTGGCGAAGAAAAGGATGTCACCCTCGATGAATTAATTAAGGGTTATCAACTTGGTGCTGATTACACCAAAAAGACCACAGAGGTAGCAGAACAACGTAAGGCTGTTGAAGCTGAACGTCAAGCTATTGAGGAGGCAAAGTATGCTCGTGATACATATGCTCAACGTTTGCAAGCTATAGAGGAATTTATAGTCTCACAAACGCCTAATGAGGATTTAAACTACCTCAAAGAAAACGACCCTATAGGATATGCTGTTAAAGTTGCTGAACTTTCTGAAAAGAAAGAACAACTCGCTGCTATAAGAGCAGAGCAAGCCAGAATTGCACAAGTGCAACAATCTGAAACTGCTCGTGCCATGCAAGAAAGAGTTGCACAGGAAGCACAAAAATTAACGCAAGTCTTACCAGAGTTTTCTGACCCAGCCAAAGGCGAAAACCTCCGTAGTGAGATTCGTAATTATGGCAAATCGCTTGGATTTACAGACGCAGAGTTATCTCAAGTCTATGACTCTAGGCATGTTATTACATTACACAAGGCTATGATGTATGACAAACTTCAAAAGTCAAAACCTGCTGTAACGAAGAAAGTGTCTGAAGCACCAAAAATGCTAAAGGCTGGATCTGGTACAAGTAATAACAACACAGAAACAATCAAAAAACAAAAAGCACAGTTGCGTAATAGCGGACATGTCCGTGACGCAGCTAGTATATTTGAACAATTTTTATAAGAAAGAAGAATAAAACATGGCAACATATCAAACCTATACCGCCATAGGTCAACGTGAAGATTTAACAGACGTTATCTATGACATTTCTCCAACAGAAACACCATTCATGTCATCTATTGGCAAAACAAAGGCTACTGGCGTTCTCCACGAGTGGCAAACAGACAGCCTAGCAGCTGTTAATGGTTCTAACGCAGCAGTTGAAGGTAACACAGCATCTGATGCAACATTATCACCAACAACACGTCTTGGCAACCGTACACAAATCTCACAAAAAACTGTGAAGGTTTCTGGTACTCTTGAAGCAGTTAACAAAGCTGGTCGTAAATCTGAAAAGGCTTACCAATTAGCTAAAGCATCTGCTGAAATCAAACGTGACATGGAATACATCCTTTTAAGCAACCAATTAAATGCAGCTGGTAACGCTACAACTGCTCGTACATTAGGTGGTTTACAAGCATGGTTATCTACAAACAAATCTTTAGGCACAAACGGTACTGCAGGTTCTGGTGGTACAACTGCTCGTGTTTCTGGTACAGATCGTACATTTGAAGAATCACAATTAAAATCAGTTGTTAAATCAGCATACTCAAACGGTGGTAATCCTAAAGTGTTAATGGTAACACCTACACAAAAACAAGTAGTTTCTGGTTTTGCTGGTATTGCTGCACAACGTTTCATGGCTCCAGCTAACAAACCAACAACAATCATTGGTGCTGCTGATGTTTATTTATCAGACTTCGGTACTATCTCTGTTGTTCCTAACCGTTTCATTCCAGCAGATGCTGGTGATGGTGGTGAAGTAGCGTTTGTTCTTGATCCAGAGTACGCAGCAGTTGCATACTTAAGACCATTTGCTACAAACGAAATAGCAAAAACTGGTGACGCTGATGTAACTCAACTTTTAGTAGAATACACACTAGAAGTTAGAAACGAAGCTGCTCACGGTATTATTGCTGACTTGGCAGAGTAGTAATAGTTTAATGGAATTTCATCCATTATTGAGTGCAGAGGTTATAGGTCATGCCTATACCTCTGTCATTCTTTTTATTTTTACATTTTAATATGAAACCAAATACATTTAGAACATCTGTAGCACATGATACAGATCAAGGTTTAGTGATTGAAACTAAACAAGACATCAGCGATATTTTAGAAGCAAATTTAGCTGAACGCAATACAAAAGACAAGCACACACGATGGGGTGATGATTTATTTGATAATAAAATTGCATCTATTCCACTTACAGTGATTGATGACCTTAATAAAAAAGGTATTATGCGTGGCTTCCATATTTTAGATAATAAACGCTTCAAAGAATTCTTAAATAATCCAGACAACAAAGTATTTAGAACACGAGAGGGTAGAGTTTAATGGCTTTTACTAACTATACAGACCTGAAGTCTACAATAGCCGACTACTTGGCTCGTAGTGACTTAACAACACAAATACCAGACTTTATTCAATTAGCAGAAAATAGATTAAGACGAGATATTCGTGCAAGATTTATGCTTAAAGTAGTAACAACAACTACTACAGCTGGTGATAAAACAGTCGCATTACCTACAGACTTTTTGGCTATGCGTGGATTATATATACAAACAACACCAGTATCTACAGTTGAATACTTAAGTAATCCTAGCTTTTTTGCTAATGCTAGAACAACAGATTCTGGAGTTCCAACAAAATACACAGTATTAGCAGCAGAATTTCAATTTGCACCTATTCCAGATTCAGCATATACATTAAATATGCTTTATTATGCAGCACCTACTTACTTAAGTTCAACTAATTCATCTAATGTATTTTTGGCTAACTGCCCAGATTTATTATTGTATGCAGCATTAGGTGAAGCAGAACCTTATCTTATGAATGACGCAAGAATTCAAACTTGGGCTGCATTATACGATAGAGGTTTAAATTCATTAACAGCAGCAGACGATTCTAGTGAATACACTGGAAATTTATCCATTACAACAGCATAGGAAAATATCATGGCAGAAATGAGTAATTATTTAGAGAACGCACTTATAAATGCAACTCTACGAAACACATCATACACATCACCAACAACAGTTTATGTATCATTATGGACTTCAGACCCTACAGACGCAGGTAGTGGTACAGAAGTATCAGGTGGTTCATACGCTAGAACAGCAGTAACATTTGGAGCACCATCTAATGGCGTATCTACAAACAATGCTGACGTAACATTCCCAACAGCAACTGGCTCATGGGGAACTGTAGGTTGGATTGGTATTAATGATGCTTCAACATCAGGTAATCTTTTATACCATACAGCATTAGATACAGCAAAAGCAATTGACTCTGGCGATATTTTTAAGATTGCAACAGGCAATTTAAGCGTTACATTAGCGTAAGGATAAATCATGGCTCTAGTCGTAAAAGATAGGGTAAGAGAAACCACTACCACTACAGGCACAGGTACTGTTACATTAGGTGGTGCTGCGACAGGCTTTCAGTCATTCTCTGTAATTGGTAATGGCAATACTACTTTCTACACTATTCAATTAGCTAATACAAATGAATGGGAAGTAGGTATTGGTACATACACATCTTCAGGAACGACTTTATCTAGGGATACTATACTAGAGTCTAGCAATAGTGGAAGTGCAGTTAATTTTAGTGCAGGTACTAAAGATGTATTTGTAACTTATCCTGCTGAAAAAGCAATTTATCAAGGTAACTTGCCTACTAAATTAGTAGTCACAAAAAGAGATACCACAACTGCCGACATTGCTTTAGCTAATGGTTTTCTACCTGTATTAAACAGAAGTGGCTCAACAATTAACGTTACAGTAAGTTAAGGACAATTATGGCAACAAAATATTCATTAGTGCTAAATGGCACAACAATAGAAGAAGTACAGTCAGGTGATACTCTTATTGGTCTTACCTCTGGTACATCTCTTCTTAAAGGTGATGGCTCTACAGGTATTGCCAATGCTACTTCAGGTACTGACTTCTGTGCAGCTACATCAGGTTCTAGCGTATTAAAAGGTGCTAGTGGTAACACTACAGCAGCTACAGCAGGTACAGACTTTGTAGCACCAGCAACTGCAACTACATTTACAGCTACTCAAACATTTACAGGTTCAGCTTCTACATTAGCAGCAGTATTCCAAGATGCAGCAGAGGTAGCAACAGTATCAGCAACAGCAGCTACAGGTACTATCAACTATGATGTTACTTCACAGTCTGTGCTATACTATACAACAGATGCAAGTGCTAACTGGACTGTAAACTTTAGAGGATCATCAGGCACATCTTTAAATACTCTTATGTCCACAGGACAAGCTATTACAGTAGTATTTTTAGTCACACAAGGTGCTACAGCTAGATTTAATAATGCAGTTCAAATTGACGGATCATCAGTAACACCTAGATATCAAGGTGGCACAGCATGGACAAGTGGTAACGCTTCAGGTATTGATGCTTACTCATATACAATTGTTAAAACAGGATCAGCAGCATTCACAGTATTTGCAGCACAAACACAATTCAAATAGGAATTAGTTAATGTCATTATTATCACGCCTAGCAGTTCAAGCA